ACGGAGTGTTACTGGAAAATTGACTTGCACAACTTTTTTCATTTTTGCAGGTTAAGAATGGATGACCATGCTCAACAAGAGATACAAGATTACGCAAAAGTGATGTATGAAATGGTAAAGCCAGAAGTACCTGCAGCTGCAGAGGCGTTTGAAGATTATATATATAATTCTGTAAGTATGAGTAGAATGGAAATGACTGCTTTAAAATATGCCATGAAACGATATGGGCCGGAGATGGTAATGTATATTAAAAATCTTAAAAATGCTCAAGATGTTGATTTTGGATTAAGTAAACGGGAATGGAACGAACTAGTAGAAAAATTAAAATAGAGGAAAAAGCATGGATGAGATGACTGATTATCAAAAATTTATACATTTGAGTAGATATGCTCGTTGGTTGCCGACTGAAAATAGACGAGAGACATGGGAAGAAACAGTAAAGAGATACTTTGATTTTTTTGAAACACATCTAAAGGGAAAAACAGGAGTAAAGACTAGTAGAAAAGAATTAGAACAAGCTGTATTGAATATGGATATTATGCCGTCAATGAGATCATTGATGACTGCTGGTGAAGCATTAACTAGAGATAATGTTGCTGGATATAATTGTGCATATTTAGCTGTTAATAGAGTAAGAGCATTTGATGAATGTTTGTTTATTCTTATGTGTGGAACTGGTGTTGGTTTTTCTGTTGAACGCAGAGAGGTGGAAAAACTTCCAGAAGTTTCTGATGAATTATTTGCGACTGATACTACTATTGTTGTTGCAGATTCTAAAATTGGTTGGGCAAAGGCATATAAAGAATTAATTTCTATGTTATATGCAGGACAGATACCTAAATGGGATTTGTCTAAGATTCGTAATGCTGGTGAAAGATTAAAAACTTTTGGTGGTAGATCATCAGGTCCCAAACCATTAGATAATCTATTTAGATTTACTGTTGAAACATTTAGACAAGCACTTGGTAGAAAACTTAATTCTATGGAGTGCCATGACATTATGTGTAAAGTTGCAGAGATTGTTGTCGTTGGTGGTGTTCGTAGGTCTGCTTTGATTTCGTTGTCTAATCTTACAGATGAAAGAATGAGAAAAGCTAAGTCTGGTCAATGGTGGATGGATAATAACCAGCGTTCTTTATCAAATAATTCCGTTGTTTATACAGAAACACCAGATGTAAATATATTTCTTAAAGAATGGATGGCATTGATTGAATCTAAATCTGGTGAAAGAGGTATCTTTAATCGTGAAGCTGCAAAGAAACAAGTAGAGAAACTTGGTGATCGTAGAGATGCTAGTCATAGTTTTGGTACAAATCCCTGTTCAGAAATTATTCTAAGAGATAAAGAGTTTTGTAATTTAACAGAGGTTGTAATTAGACCAAGTGATACACCAGACAGTTTAAAAGAAAAAGTAAGACTTGCAACTGTACTCGGAACCTGGCAAGCAACATTGACTGATTTTCGTTACTTATCTAAAGAGTGGAAATCTAATTGTGAGGAAGAAGCATTGCTTGGTGTATCATTAACTGGTATTATGGATAATCAATATACTAATGGTACATATGGTAAAGATAAAGTAGTACAAGCTTATCAAGAACAATTGCCAGGTCTGTTGCGTTCTTTTAAAGAAATTGCAATTGATACAAATAAGAAAGTTTCTAAGCAATTGGGTATTAAACCATCTGCGGCTATTACTTGTGTTAAACCATCTGGTACTGTTTCACAATTAGTTGATGCAGCTTCTGGTATTCATTCAAGACATGCTCCTTATTATGTTAGGACAGTTCGTGGTGATAAGAAAGATCCTATTTGTCAATTTATGGTTGAGAATAATATTCCATACGAGGAAGATTTTACAAAACCAGAACATACTTGGGTATTTTCATTTCCGTTTAAGAGTGATAAAAATGCTATTTGCAGGAAAGATAAAACTGCATTGGAGCAATTGGAGTTCTGGAAATTATATCAGGAACATTGGTGTGAACATAAACCATCTGTTACTATTACAGTTAAAAATGAAGAATGGATTGAAGTAGGTGCATGGGTGTATAAGCATTTTGATATGATTTCTGGTATTTCATTTTTACCATATGCAGACCATTCATATAGACAAGCACCATATCAAGATTGTACAAAGGAACAATATGAAGAATTTATGAAATCCATGCCAAAAAATATAGATTGGGTAGGTCTTAATAAATTTGAACAAGAAGATCATACTAGAGGCTCACAAGAATATTCTTGTACCGGAGATAAGTGTGAGATTGTGGATATTACAGGGGGTTAATCAATGGATGAATACGAAGTAAGATTTTATTGTGATTCTTGCGGTCATAATTTTTGTTTAGAATTGGATGAAGATATGCCATCACCGAAGTTTTGTATATTTTGTGCTTCACCTGTTTATTTTAGAGAAGATGATTATGAAGATGAGGATGATGGATTCCATTTATGACTTCAAAGAGTAAAGCTAAAGGCTATGGTTGGGAAAGAGATGTATGTAATTTTCTGTCTGGTTTATATAATGAATCATTCATAAGAGTGCCAAACAGCGGTGCATATGTGGGTGGTAAGAATGAGCATAGAAAAGATTATCTTTCGGAAGAACAAATCAAGTTAGCCAGAGGTGATATTATACCACCTGTCAACTGGCCATATTTTCTTGCAGAATGTAAGAACTATGCAGACTTTCCTTTCCATCTACTCTTTGCAAAATCTTCAATAGCACGACTAGATAATTGGATAGAACAAGTTGAGCATGATGTTATATCTGAAAATGATTTATGGTTATTGTTTATTAAGATAACAAGAAAAGGCACATATGTTTTATTTGATACAGAGATATATGATCCTAAAGAAAGTTGTATGGAATGTAGAAAGGCCTATGGTGCAATATATAAGAAATATTGGTTTACTGAAATGAATAATTTTTTTAGTGTGCATAAAAAGAAACTTGAAGTAAGATGGAAAGGAAATTATGGCAGACAAATTGAAGAAGATCAATATAGCATTTAATGGATTTGGTAGAATTGGCAGAAATCTAGTTCGTAAGTTAATAACTGATGATAGATATAATATTGTTGGAATTAATGCAAGAACTACTGTTGATGTACGAGCTCATTTATTTAAATATGATTCAGTTCATGGACATTTTGACGGTGAACTTTCTTATGAATTAGAAAATCTAATTATTAATGGGCATCCACCTATTCCAAACTTTTCGAGAAAAACACCTTCCAAATTACCTTGGGGAGAATTGGAAGTAGATTTTGTTATTGATTCAACTGGTAAGTTTACAAACAAACATGATCTTGAACAACACTTAGAAGCTGGTGCAAAGAATGTAATTGTAACATCACCAGCAAAAGATGTTGATGCAACATTAGTATATGGAGTAAACGAAACAGATTACAAAGTTAAAGAACATAATATTATTTCTGCATCATCTTGTACGACTACTTGTTTAACACCTATATTAAAAGTATTACAAAATAACTATGGGATTAAACATGGTTTTGTTACTACGATACATTCCTTTACAATGGGACAAACTTTGTTAGATTCTTCTCATCCAGATTTACGAAGAGCAAGAGCTGCAACAATGTCCATGATACCTACAACTACTGGTGCAGCCAAAAATGTTGGAGTTGTTATACCAGAGTTAGAAGGTAAACTAGATGGACAAGCAATCAGAGTTCCTATTCCTAATGTTTCGTTATTGGATATGGCTATTGAATTACAAAAAGAAGTTGATGTTGATTCTTTACATTCTGTATTTGAAAAAGAAGGCAAAGGTAAAATGAAGGGTATTATTAATGTTTCCTGTGAACCTTTAGTTTCGGTGGATTATATCGGTAATTCCCATTCTGCCATTATAGATTGTCTATCTACAAAAGTTATAAACAAGAAGTTTATTAAATTGATGGCTTGGTATGATAATGAGTATGGCTATTGTTGTAGAGTGCTGGATTTGCTCCAATATTTGGCTGGAAAGCTACCACAACCAACCCCTAGTAAATAAAGGGTTTATAAGTCCTTATTTTACAATAACTTAGATGGATGTCTCATAACCCCTTTAAAAACAATAAGTTACAGCTACATTTCTTCCTTGTATCTTGAGGCTATTATCTGTATAATATTGGTATAATTGTATAAGGAGTAAGTATTATGAAATGGATTCTTTATGTAGTATTAACTGTTTTTTTGGAAAACGGTGAACCTGCACAACATGAGTTTAAATTGACATTTAATGAAGCTAGACATTGTACTGAAATGAAGAAAGTTTTTGATGTTGGTATATCGTTTTGGCGTTTAGCACATGATAGTCAAATTGTTTATAAAGGACAATGTAAACAAGTAGTACCTATTAAAAAAATTGAAAGGAGTTTCTAATGAGTATTTGGGACGATCAATGGGAAGATTATGAAAAAGATAAATATGAGTTTGAGCAATGGTTAGATTCCATAGAAGAAATAGAATTTGAAGAAACGGATGAAGAAAAGTATAATCGTGAAATGGAAAAACAGCATGCTCACGAAAGAGAAAAAGGCAAATATACGGATTCAGAATATGAAAAATGGCTGGATGATAATGCTGACGAAATGGCAGAACAGCATAAAAATCCAGAATATCCAGAATGGGTCATTAGTACACCAAAATATACAATGACTGTTTCTAATAATTGAGGTTGATATGTTACAAGTTTGGACAAAATGGTTAGTTAATGATTGGAAGTATAATCGTTTCCGATTAATATGTGAAACTCTAGGTTCATTGGCATTTATTTTAATTTATCTGTTAATGGCTTGGTATGGTGATGATGTTTGTATTACTACTATTTTTATAATTCAGTTGATTGGCTCTTCTTTGCATATTATTAATGCGTATATGAGGAGTAGTGTTAATTTAATTATGTTGAATACTATTGTAATTCTAATTGCTTTATTTGGATTAGGTAAAATGCACTTGTGGGGTGAAGGAGAATTTATATTATGGTAGCCAAAGTATATGATCTTATGTTATGCCATGATGGTATTACACGAGCAGTTGAAATTGTTAATGGTTCACCTAAAGATCCTAGTTATGTGAATCAATGGAAAAAACCAAAAGAAGAAAAGAAAGAAAAGCCAAAAGTAAATATTCAAGATAGAATCAGAGAGCAGATGGAAGAATATATTGGTCAAATTGAAGGAAAGGTTGATGATTTTATTAATAGTAATTATAAACTTAAATATGATTGTTATGCTCATTTAAACGATCTTGGTTGTAAGAGTGTTCATGCACGAAAAATGAGACCTTTCTATGTAGATTGTTATAATGAACTTGTGGATGTATATAATAAAGATGATGAATATTATATGGAAGCATGGAGTCATTTAAAACCAAAGTATCATAAAAAGATGATGGATTTTTATGGTGTGATCTGTGATGATATTGACCGACTGATTAAAAATGCTACGGCTCAAAGAAAGCCTAGAAAGAAGAAAACTCTTTCTGCGACACGATTGGTTAGTAAGTTAAAATATCAAAAAGAATTTTCTGATTTGAAATTGGTTAGTATTAATTCAGAGAAAGTTATTGGTGCTAATGAATTATGGATTTATAATACCAGATATAAAACACTTGGTGTATATTACGCAGTTAATTCTATTAGAGGATTATCTGTTAAAGGTTGTACTATACAAAACTTTGATAAAGATACATCAATTCAAAAAACTGCAAGAAAGCCACAAGAAGTTCTTGAGGTTTTAAACAAACGCTCTTTGAATAAGCAGTTGAAAGATATGAAAACCAAAGAGCAAAATTTGACGGGTAGAATTAATGCCCAAACTATACTGTTAGGAGTATTCTAATGATTAAGAATCTTATTATTATGATGTTATTTCTTGCTCTGGGATTGTTATTGATACAGAATCCCAAGAACATCAATGTCCTTGTTAAAGACGCTGCAACAACAAAAAATATGATAGTTGAGGGTGCAGATTATATACATGAAACTATTGATAGACAGTTTGAGGTACATTCAGAGGAAGAATTTAAAAAAGAACATGGAGTAGATAGAAATATTGAGGAACGACTTGATATTCTTAAAAAGAAAATCAAAAAGTTTGAAGAGCCAGTTGCATGAAAGAGAAATTCATAGAAGCTCATTTACAAGTTGCTAGAATCTATGGACAGTTATCAACTGCTGAAAGATTAAAAGTCGGTTGTATTATTGTCAAGGATGATAGAATTATTTCTATTGGATATAATGGAATGCCAAGTGGTGCTTCAAATGTTTGTGAGAAGGATGGTGAAACTAAACCAGAGGTACTTCATGCAGAAGCTAATGCTATTTTAAAATTGGCTAAGTCAAATGAGTCTGGTTTAGATTCATATATGTTTACTACTTATGCACCATGTTTGCATTGTGCTAAATTGATTTTACAATCAGGCATAAAGGAACTTTACTATGAATTAGATTATAAGAATACAGAGGGGATAGATTTATTGAAAGAATATTCTCATGTAAAGATTCATCAATACGAATCAGAAAAGGAATTTTTACAATTTATTGAAGAAGGGCTATTACCATATTCACATTGAAAGGTCATATTATGAAACGTGAAACATTGATTAAAAATTTACAAAAGAATGTAATGCAAATAACATTTAATAAGGTTAATGGTGAGGAAAGATTAATGCATTGTACATTACATGAAACTTTTATTCCTGAAACCAGTACCAATAATAAAAAGAATAATGATGAAGTATTACCCGTATGGGATGTTGATATAGGTGCGTGGAGGTCATTTCGTTTAGATTCTGTAACCAATGTATCTAAACTTGAGGTGATCTAATGATACTTATTGATTTTAGTAATGTAATCGTTGGTTCGATTATGGTAGCTCATAAAGTACCAGATGAGGAACGATTTAGTGAAGATTTTATTCGGCATCTAGTATTGAATAGTATTAGATCATATAGAAATAAATATAAAGATAAGTATGGTGAGGTTGTAATATGTACTGATTTTCATTCTAGTTGGAGGAAGAATGTTTTTCCATATTATAAGGCCCATAGGAAAGTAGCAAGAGAAAAACAAAAAAAAGAAGGGTTGGATTGGAATGCGTTATTTGATACCATAAGTAGAATTATTGAAGAAATAGATACTTATTTTCCATATAAAGTGGTAAAAGTCCCCCATGCTGAGGGAGATGATGTAATTGCCGTACTTTCTGCGGCAATTCAAGAAAAATCGTTGATTATTTCAAGTGATAAGGACTTTTCTCAGTTGTATAAATATAAATGGGTAAGACAGTTTTCACCAATGAAGCAGAAAATGCTTAATGGAATAGATCCTAATGAGTATTTAAAAGAGCATATTATTCGTGGAGACAAGGGAGATGGTATTCCGAATATTTTATCTGCGGATGATTGTATTGTAAATGGTGTGAGACAGAAACCAATTTCAAAAAAGAAAGTAGCAAATTGGCTTGTTCAAGACCCGAAAGAGTTTAATGATGATATGAAGCGAGGATGGTTGAGAAATAAAATATTAATTGATTTTGATTTAATTCCAAAGGATATTTCTAATGCTATTTTAAAACAATATAATGAAGAAAAGAAATATCAGAAAGGACAATTAATGAATTATTTTATTAAGAATAAATTGAAATATCTTATGGAAAATATGGGGGACTTTACAAAATGACAAAATATATATCAGAGTTATTTGAAGAATTTGAAAAATTGAAATCAAGAAAAGCAAAGCTTGAATTTTTAAAAGAACATAAAGATAATGTTATGTTTAAAGCAGTTTTGCAAGGAACATTTGATCCTAATATTCAATGGCATTGTACAAAAGAGTTTCCGTCTTATGTTCCGGATAATTCACCTCTTGGTTTAAATCCTTCAT